GCTTTAATAGAAATGACTGCCGCTCCTCTTTCAGGTTTTGCTACTATTCCTTATGAAGCATATTCCGCTTATGATCGAATGGAACCAGGTTCTGGTTTTAAAGGATTTCGTGATGCGTTAGCCGAAGAAAATATGGGAACATCTTTACCTAATAGATTTGTTGGCGCAGCACAACCTCTTGCTAATAGAATTGAATCTGGAAATTTTCCATTGAGTCTTAATAATGTAATGAATATGGGAAGAAACGTAGTGGACATGGGAAAAATGGCAACAGGAGCCATAGGAGATTTCTTTTTTGCACCTGCAGGTGCTGCAGATTTTCAAGGTGGTGAAATGCTTCAAACACCAGGTGTTATGGTTGATGCAAACGAGGGCTTTAGAACACCTACAAGAACTAACGTTCAAGGTATGGATTTAGAAATGGATCCAGGTGCTAGAATAAATCCTAATATACAACCATCCCTAAATATGTTTCAACGTGCTGGTAATTTTATAGGTGAATTAGATTTGGAAGATTATCTTCCTTTTGTAGGTGAAAAATCTTTGACAAGAATGTTAGGACAAGGAGTAGGAAATTTATTTAGAGGTATAGCTCCAGCAAGATATGGAACTTCACAAAGAGTTTATAATGCTTTAAGTCCACAAGGAAGATCTGCTGTAGGAGGTATTTATGGACAAGGTGGAATTATGCAAGGATATAATCCTGTATCTATGTTTGGTAGAGGGGCCATTGGAGCAATAGATAATAGAATATCAAATATACAAAACAGAAGAGCACCGCAAACTTATGCATCACAAAAAACAATTAAAGATCTTTTTGAAGCTAGAAATAAAATAGCAGGCACTAGTATGGAAGGTAGAACATATACTGGTTTTGGTAAAACAGGGATGGGTAGAGACACAAGTGTTCAGATGAGTGGTAAAGCTCCCTCAAGAGGTCGAGATAGAGATGTTCAAATGAGTGGTAGCTCAAGTGGTGGAGGAGGAGGAGGCGGTAAAATAGTTTGTACTATGATGAACGAGTCATATGGCTTTGGAAACTTTAGAAATAAAATTTGGTTAAAACACTCTAGAGATTTACCAAAAGAATATGAAATAGGTTATCATACAATATTCTTACCATTAGTTAAATTTGCTAAAGGTGAAGGTAAATTAAATAAAGTAGTTAAAAAAACTTTAGAACACATCGCAAGACATAGAACACTAGATCTTAAACAAGAGATGAAAGGTAAGACTCACACTCTTGGAAGAGTATATAGAAAAATTTTAGAACCTATCTGTTTAATGGTGGGTAAAATTAAAAAGGCAGTAAAATGAATATTAAATACAACGACGTTATTGGAGCTTTTGTTAATACAGCAAATGATGAACCTGTAACGCAAGCAGAATTATTGGCATGGGCTGCAGAAAACCCATTACCCATTGATGAACCTAAAAAGTCAAACCCAGCTTTAATGAACGAAGTTATTGAAAGTTTGACAGTTAAAGAAACACCTGATACTACTGAAGTAGGTGTTGAAACAATTACAGATAAAGGATAAAATATCTCATGGCTACAATAGATAAATCTTTGCCCAATCAAAAAACGACTGTAGAGCTTCCAGGAGAAGCGGAGATCGAAGAGGCAGTAAAAGAAAAAGTTGAAGAAGTACAAACCGAAGGCGGACCTGTTGAAGTAACAATGGACGAAGAAGGTGGAGCAGAAGTTTCTTTTGATCCAGCTGTTGCATCTGTTGAAGGAGGTGAAGATCATTTTGAAAACCTAGCAGAATTTATAGGTGATGGTACTTTAGATGAATTAGGTTCAAAACTTGTCGATCAATACACAGAATACAAAGAATCAAGAGGAGACTGGGAACAGTCTTACAGAGAAGGTTTAGAATTATTAGGTTTCAAATACGAGAGAAGAACAGAACCTTTTAGAGGTGCATCAGGTGTTAATCACCCTGTTCTTGCAGAAGCAGTCACACAATTTCAAGCACAAGCTTATAAAGAATTATTACCAGCTGATGGTCCAGTGAGAGCACAAATTTTAGGAGATGTGAATTCACAAAAACAAGACCAAGCTAATCGAGTTAAAGATTTTATGAATTATCAAATTATGGATCAGATGAAAGAATATGAACCAGAGTTTGATCAAATGCTTTTCTATCTACCCCTGTCCGGCTCTACTTTCAAGAAAGTTTATTATGACGATCTTTTAGGTAGAGCCGTATCTAAATTTGTACCGGCGGATGATTTAATTGTCCCATACTCGGCTACATCTTTAGATGACACAGATGCTATTATTCACGTTGTAAAAATTTCTGAAAACGATTTAAGAAAACAACAGGTTGCAGGATTTTATAGAGATATAGATTTAGGAAAACCACCGGTTACTGAAAATCAATTAGAAGATAAAAAATTAGAATTAGAAGGTATTTCAAGAGATGGTCAAGAAGACCAATACACACTATTAGAAGTTCATACAGATTTAGATTTAGATGGCTATGAAGATATGGGTGAAGATGGTGAACCTACTGGAATTAAATTACCTTACATTGTAACGATTGCACAATCGAATAATAAAATTTTATCAATCAGAAGAAACTATCAACCTACTGATCCGATGAAGAAAAAAATTCAATACTTTGTACAATTTAAATTTTTACCAGGTACAGGTTTTTATGGCTTTGGTTTAATTCACATGATTGGTGGCTTAACAAGAACAGCAACCGCTGCGTTAAGACAATTACTAGACGCAGGAACGTTATCTAACCTACCGGCAGGATTTAAGACAAGAGGATTAAGAATTAGAGACGATGCACAACCCTTACAACCTGGTGAGTTCAGAGATGTCGACGCTCCGGGAGGAAATATTAGAGATCAGTTTATGCCTTTACCTTTCAAAGGTCCTGATGCAACTTTATTATCTTTAATGGGTGTTGTGGTTCAAGCAGGCCAACGATTCGCGTCCATCGCAGATGCACAAGTGGGTGACATGAATCAAAACGCGGCTGTCGGTACAACAGTAGCATTATTGGAACGTGGATCGCGGGTAATGTCAGCGATACACAAAAGATTGTATGTTGGATTAAAACAAGAATTTAAATTATTATCAGAAGTTTTTAAAACTTATTTACCACCAGTTTATCCTTATGATGTACCTGGTGCTTCTAGAGAAATTAAAGTTCAAGACTTTGATGATAGAATAGATATTTTACCCGTAGCAGATCCAAATATATTCTCTCAAACACAAAGAATATCTATGGCTCAAACACAATTACAATTAGCGCAATCAAATCCTCGTATTCACAATTTATATCAAGCCTATAGATCAATGTATGATGCGTTAGGAATAAAAAATGTAAATGCAATTTTACCACCACCTCAAACACCACAACCATTAGATCCAAGTTTAGAACATATTCTTGCAATGAGTGGTAAACCTTTTCAAGCGTTTCCAGGACAAGATCACAAAGCACATATTGATGCACACTTAAACTTTATGAGATTGAATATGGTGCAAAATAATCCAATTGCTATGAATGGATTACAAAAAAATATTTTAGAACACATTAGTTTAATGGCTCAAGAACAAGTTCAATTAGAATTTGTACAAGAGATACAAGAAATACAACAATTAACTCAACAATTAGGTCCAATGATGCAAAATCCACAAGCGATGATGCAAAATCCTATGATGATGCAGTCACAACAACGTATTCAAAAAATTACAAGCGACATTGAATCAAGAAAAGCTAAACTTATTGCAGAAATGACAGAAGATTATGCAAAAGAAGAAGAAAAAATCATGGGTGAATATGGAGGAGATCCACTATTAAGACTAAAAGGTAGAGAATTAGATCTTCGAGCACAAGAAAACCAAAGAAAAAAAGACGAAGGTCAAGAACAATTGGATTTAGACAAAATGAAAGCCATGATGAACAAGGAAATACAGGAAGATAAGCTAGAACAGAACGAACAACTGGCTGGTTTACGTGCTGGAGTCTCATTAGCAAAGCAACAAATGTCTGATGCTAGTAAAATTCATGATTTTGGTAGAAACTTTCCTAAAAAGTAGTTATAATTAAAAAATAAGGAGACAAAAAATGACTAAAGATTATTTAAGAGGTCAAGGTTATGTTAAAGCACCTAAAATTGAAAAAGAATTAGGTGTTGGCAAGGATGGTTACCAACAAGGTGGCATTCCTGTTGAAATGACTAACCCGGATGAATCTCAAGTGGTTGATGTTAAAGGTACAAGACGTATGAGACCTGACAAAAAACCAGTTAAAGCAACTTGGTATTAGTTTATGTGGCTACAAGCTATTAAGTTAGCCGCGCAAGCTGGTTCAAAAATTTATGCTAACAGACAAAGAGCAAAGATGGCTATGTCTGAAGCACAATTATTGCATGCTGAAAAACAAGCTCGAGGTGAGGAAGCTTACCAAGGCAAATTGTTAGAAGCTAGACAATCAGACTGGAAGGACGAGGCTGTGCTCATAATATTGAGTACGCCAGTTGCAGTTCTAGCCTGGGCGGTCGTATCAGACGACCCCACTGCGATGGACAAAGTAAAATTGTTCTTCGAAATGTTTTCGCAACTTCCTCAATGGTTCACAAACTTGTGGATTTTGGTAGTAGCGAGCATTTATGGTATCAAAGGAACGCAAATATTTAGAAACGGAGGAAAAAAATAATGAGAAACGACTACAAAATAAAAAACATGTCAGCTAGAGTAAAAAGAGCTGGTGGTGGAATGGGTGGCAGAACTGGAGATATGATGTATTCAAGAGGACAAGGTGAAAACATGATATCAAAAAGAATGCCAACTGAACTTATGGACAGAGGCGCTATGAAAAAAGGCGGCAAAGTTAAAAAGAAAAAACAAGGCTACAAAGATAGAAAAGATGAATCTATTGCTATGAGAATCAAAAAGAAAAGAACGAAGAAGCAATTAAAAGCATCTCGTGATGAGTCTTATGGTAAGTTTGGTTCTAAAGCTAAAAAATCTGGCAAAATAAATAAATAAGGAATAAAAATGAAACCAGTACCCGCAGGTAAAAAAGGTAAAGGTCTACGTAAACTTCCTAAACCCGTTAGAAATAAAATGGGCTTTATGAAAAAAGGTGGACGAGTTAAAAAAAAGAAGAAATAATGGCTAAACTATGTCCTGCAGGAAAAGCTGCCGCAAAGAAAAAGTTCAAAGTATATCCTTCAGCTTATGCAAACATTTGGGCATCCAAATATTGCAAAGGTAAAGTAGGTAGAACTAAAAAAGCAAACGGTGGTTTTATTGCTAAAGGATGTGGTAAGGTTATGTCTAATAAACGTAAAAAAACAAAAATAGTCTAATGGCTAAAAAAGGTCTTAAAGAATGGTTAGACGAGAAATGGGTGGACATCGGAGCTCCGAAGAAGGACGGCAAGTATCAACCTTGCGGAAGATCGAAGGGGAGCAAAAGAAAATATCCGAAATGCGTACCACTTGCAAAAGCCACACGGATGACAAGCTCACAAAAGGCGAGTGCTGTCAAACGAAAAAGATCTGTAAGTAATAAAGGACCAAAACCAACAAACGTTGCTACGTTTGCAAAAAGAAAAAAAATGAGTGCAGGAGGAATGGTATGAGAAAACAGGATAAAATGCCTGCCAGAAATAAAAAAAACTTTAGACCTACAAAGTCTGGAGCAGGCATGACTCGAGCCGGTGTCGCTGCCTATAGAAGAGCAAATCCCGGTTCTAAACTAAAAACAGCCGTGACTGGTAAAGTGAAAAAAGGGTCAAAAGCTGCAAACCGACGTAAGTCGTACTGTGCAAGAAGCGCAGGTCAAATGAAAAAATTCCCAAAAGCAGCGAAAGATCCTAATTCTAGACTACGTCAGGCTAGAAAAAGGTGGAAATGTTAATTGAAGCACTAGTAAAAAGATACGAAGCACAAATCGCAGAAGCAGAAGCAACATTAGAAATTTATTTAGATCATTCAGTAGGTATTGGAGAACATCCACAACATCTTGATGAGATGGATAAATTATTTGAAAAAATAGCAGCTGCTAAAGAAAAATTAGAAACAATAGAACCCTACAGAGGAGAAGAGTAATGGAAGATCTAGTAATAATAGATAAGATAAAAAAGGCCATAAAAATAGCTCAAGACCAAATACAAGAAACTGTTATGGACGGAGGAGTTGACAATATGGAAAAATACAAGTATTTATTAGGACAGGCACATGCCTATTCAATAATACTACAGGAAATCTCTAACCTGCTAAACTATAAGGAGCAAAAAAATGAGCAAGGAAACGTTATCGACATCGGAGACCAAAAAGGAAACTCCTAAACATGTCAATGCATTAGAAGA